CTTCATATGCTGTTTTCAGGACGTCCGGACCGGAAGTGGAACGAAAACGAGAAAAAACAAAGCGAACTTGTTTTCATTGGAAAGGACTTGGACAAAGAGGAACTGGAGCGGCAATTTAAAAATTGCGTAGCAAAGTAATATTCTCGCTTTGTTGGCACTCTCTTTGATTAATGGAAAGACCCGAGATTTGATTTTGCGAGGCTTTTTCAAGGGCAAAATGAGTTTTTAAGCAGGTTATTGCCTGCTTTTCTTTTGTTCTTATAGGGACTCGCCTGCGTCCCCCCCTCCAAACTATCGTGCTGCATAGTTTACAGCCGCTCTTTTGGCCGCTTCCCGTTCTTTCCGGTTTTCAACCTGAACCTTCAAGGCCTTATACCTTTTGAGTTCCTTAATGATCGTATTTCTGACATCCTTTTCGTCTATTGGTTGCAGAAAAGACAATTTTAGCTAACAAAATCATCCCTCCTTGAAATAAAAAAGGACACTAAACAAACGCATCAAGCGTTGGTTAGTGTCCGCAGGCTCTCCGTCTTGGACTTTTTATACATCTTTTTTTAGGCTAAGAATAGAATTGTTTTTTTGCAGAGGGTTAAGTGTTCCTTCTTTTAAGCCCAATAGGAGCTCTACTTCTTTTCTATCTATAGATAAATTATTGTCAGACAATCCATTGATCAAATCATCCGAAGAAAGCACCTCATTTGTAAGAATCATGTCAATCGCTTTCTTTAAAAGAATGGGCTCTGGAACTTTTAAAATGTTATCTAATGGTTCTTTCCTTCTCATGCCCTTTTTTGACATTTGCCTCATAAGGTACTGGTATTGATTATAATTTATAGCATTCAATTGATATGCTCTTACGATCATTGCAGATATAGATACTTTCCATTTCTTTTTCAATTCTACATAGTAATCCAGCTTTGTTTGATAAGCTACAAGATCATTTAAAAATGATTCACGTGGTAATAAAAACTCTGCTGCAAATTGATTTGCTTCGTGTTCAATTTGTTTAAATTCTTCTCTCGATATTAATTCCAAATCATAATACCAATCGTGTAAAATAATATGACCTAACTCATGAGCTGCGTCAAATTGTCTTCTAGCAGCAGAATTTTTTTCATTACCAAGCACAATAAAGTAATTCACATTTCCATTAAACTCTTGTCTCTGACTAAATGCATCAATTTTCTCTTCTTTTGTAAGAAACGAAGTAACTATAAAGCCGTTTCTCTCAAGCACTCGAACCATATTTGGGATAGGTTCAAGACCAATTCCCCAGAATTCCCTAAGGGAAAGAGCAGCCTTTTCAATATCCCCATTATGATCTAAACGAGGTAAATTAAGTTTGGGGAACTGTATATATTTATCTAAATACCTAAAAATCGTTGCCAATATTTTTGTTTTTTCAATTTGAGAAGCCCTTTGTCTCTTGTTTGTTGTTAACAATGATCTAAAATAAGTGTTCCCAATTTTTAAGTCCAAATCGTTTTCTTCATAAAAATATTCTCTAGGAAAGCCTAAACAATGTATTATCCGCATTAATGTTTCTAAGCCCGGGCTATTTTTATTATGTTCAAACTGCGAAATAGCTTGCTTAGATACTTCTGCTTTTTCTGCTAGTTCAGAGATCGTTAATCCTCTATATACTCTTGCAGATTTTAACCTTTCTCCATTAAATTGCTTTAATTTTTTCATAGTGACACTCCTCTAATGAGAAGTTTTAATCTTCATTATCCTTCTCTTTTTCTGCTTTTCTTAGTTGTATTTGTTCGTCTTCACCATCTGATACCTCATCACGAAATGTAAGATCAATATCATCATCTTCAAATTCTTCTTCAACCACATCATTTTCGTTAATGCCCATATCGTATTCTGCAGGGATATAATCATTCCAACTTTCTTCAATTGCAATTCCTAAAGACGGAGTTAAAGTGTATGCTGTAAAGTCCTTAATTTCCGATTTATCATTAGTAAATGTAAGAAGTGTATAAACTTTAACTTCTCCCTCAATATTTTCAATTAACTCTTTTAAAACATTTTCAGCTTCTTCTTTCCATAATTGACCGTCTATATCAAATAAATTCATTTGTCTGTAAGATTCATTTTTTGACTCTAAAGAACGGTTTATTGAAGCAAGAGCATCTAAATAATGCACTTTTTCCCTATTATGTTTTTCTCGAATTTGAAAAAAGCGATCTTGTTTCATTAACGTATAAAGAGTACCTGAGTTTTTGTGAAAAATCAAAACAAATTTCCAATGTCCCCGTCTGGCTTTTAAGCACTGAAAGTAATCTGATGGAAGAGTTCCAATTAAGTTTGTATTGGTAAGATCCCATTTAAGAAAATGAATACTGTTGTCCGTCTCCAAAGGAAATTCCTCTTTAAAAGTATTTATATCTTTGCTAATTGCATCTGCGACAGATTTTATTATAAGTGACTTGTTATTATCAGGTAACGGAAAATTCATCTCTTTAGACAGCATTTGCAACCTCCGTGACTTTTATTCATAAACTATTTTTACATTTTTCTAATCATTAGTCAAGTAAATTGCGGTTGTAACTAAAATTGATAAACTTATTTTATCTCCTACAGTTTTCGCAAGGTATTTCCTAACTATTTAAACCTGTAAGACGACTCAAGCTTAATCCTGGAAAAATCACCTTTTGCCGTATCAATAATCGTTTTTCCATGTTCCGGAACCTCAGCTTCATAAGCTGCACCGTTTACGCCATCTAAAACGGTGACAATTACTTTTCCGCGCTGAATTTTGCTTTTAACTGAAAAGTCTTGATTGATGTCTAACTCTTTTGGATGGTTCACCTGCATCGCTCCCTTGCTATGATAGAAGTGCCCATATTGTGTACCATAGCCGGAGCAACGCTTCGGTTTTTTTGTTGGCTAATTTTTCATTAGGTGCATAGAGGTGGACGGCTTGTTCACCTCTATGCAGCGTTTGATCATGCAGCACCGTGTTCCTCATCTTCCTTGTCATCCTGATTATCATTTTCAGTAGAAGAATCTTCTGCTGCAGGCGCATCGTTTTCTTGCTTGAACAACGGTTCCGCTTCTGCGTCATGATCTTGCTTCCAGTCCCACCATGTTTCTGCAAGCGCGCGCAACTTTCGGGAAATATTGATCCATTAGATCAACAATTTTGCCTGAAGAGATGTCAAGCTCGGACGCCAATTTGCTATAGGATTCACTTTCAATTTTGCGCTTCACGAAATTAGGGAAGTCGCTTGGAAACTCCTCGAAATTAGGCGCCATTCCGCTGGTGATAAACTCCTCTATAATTGCCCGTTCAATCTGTCGTTTTTCTTTTTTGGTTGGAATGTTTTCTTTAGGCAGCCCAAGCTCAGCCTCAAGTTGTTCTGGCTGTGGCTCAACCTCTGATACTACTCCATGCTGATCAACTTTATGGCTGGTTGTAGGTTGGTTCGTGTTAGGATTGATTTCAACGTTATAATTGACCAGGGTTGATTCCAGTTGGTCACTAACCTCTACCTCCCATCATACAGATAGCCAGCTATGAATCTTTGAATCTTCTCTTCTGGCGTGAATGATAATAAATGCTAAGCATTTTAAAGTCTTAAATATTCTCATTAAACTCCCGACTCGCCCGACATTTTACGGCCAAAATCAGATTTCACTATTATGTGAAGCCGCTCAAGCTCGATAAGCGGTAACTCATAAAGCTGGCGGCCATCATCTGATTCATATTGACCATATCTGATAAGCTCATGAATCAAATAATCCTGCCGCTCACTGCCGGTGTCTGTCGTTGATTTTTCACTCAATAAGATTTCTCCTTTCTTATCCAACCAAACCGGCATCCATCTGCCTGGAAAGGTTTATGAATCTCCCGTATTCCTTGATAAAGCTTGCTTGTATCATGCCAGTTGGACCGTTTCGCTGCTTGGCAAGATCAATTTCAATAATGTTTTTTAGTTCAGAATTTTTGTTGTAGTAATCATCGCGGTAAAGAAACATGACGACATCGGCATCTTGTTCAATGCTTCCGGATTCCCTTAAGTCGGACATCATTGGCCGCTTATCTTGCCGCTGCTCTACCGCCCTAGATAATTGAGAAAGAAGAATGATCGGGATCTTGAATGCTCGGGCCATTTCCTTCAATTCTGCAGTAATACTCCCGACCTCTAAGTCCCTTCTTTCATACTTTCCTATAGCTCGGATAAGCTGCAGATAGTCGATGATGACCAAATGCTTTTGGTTATCCGGATTTTCTTTTTTCGTCTTTCGAATTTTTGAACGTATATCTGCCAGTGTTTGAGCAGGTTGATCGTGAATGTTGATATTCCAACTTTCATATTCTCCAATGGCTTTGGTTGCATTCCCATAATCGTGATCGCTAAAGAACTTTCGGGGGTTCTTCCACTTCGATCCCTCGATGTTCCCAAGATTGCTAAGTAGACGATGAGTTAATTGCTTGTCCGGCATTTCAAGTGAAAAAATGTCGGTCACTCCACCCTTTTCACAATTTGATTTCCCCATGTTTAATGCAAAAGCGGTTTTTCCCATCGATGGGCGGGCGGCTAACACAATTAAGTCGCCATCCTGCCAGCCGCCTGTCATAGCGTTCAAATCGATTAATCCAGTGTTGATGCCCGTGATGTCCTCCTTCTCCTCGTGCATGTCATTGTAAATCTCCATGAGGACATCCTGTTTCGTACGGGTTTTTTCAATGCCGATTTCTTGAAGCTCCATCGCTCGTTTATATAGCTCCGTGATGCCGTCGTCGGTCGGAGTATTTGCGAATTCAATCGCAATCTTTTTCATTTCTCTTAATCTATAAGCTTCGTAAATCAATGTCTGATAGGCCAAGAAATTGGCGGTGCTGGCCACTGCACTACCTAAGTCCGTTAAATATTGAAGGCCACCTACTTGCTCAACGGAATCGCCTAATTTTGTAACCGTGGTGACCATATCAACGGACTTGCCGAGCTTTTCAACCTCACGCATGGCCTTAAAAATGACTTGATGTCTCGTTTCAGAAAAATGCTCGGGCTGCAGAGACAATTCTTTAATCAGGTCACTTTCTACGAGAATGCAGCCGAGCAGAGCCTGTTCAGCCTCAACGTTTTGGAGAATATTTTGCATGGCGTTCCCACTCTTTCTGTTTTGCTAAAAATTCGTTTTTCTCTGGCTGTCTGACTTTAATCTCAGCAATAGATGGTGGAAATCGATTATTTAAAATGTGCTCGTCCACTTTCGCGAAAACCGGTTCATATGGCAATTTGCTAAGATGATCAATCCAGAGTTCAATTCGCTTTTTACCAACTTCGCCGGTTAAATCAAATTTTGTATAAGCAGCAGCTATTCTTTGCAGGATCTCCATTGCCTGGTTCACTTCCACGTTTATCCCCCCATCTGAATACCGCGCTCTCTGGCATATTCGGCCAAAGCATCAAAACTGTTCTTGATTTTCTTATTCGGGAACTCTTTGACATTCGATTGCTGTTGCTTAAGCTTGGCCCATCGATCGAGAATGCCTTTTTCACAGTAAGCAAAAGATTTGATGGTATCGGCACGATGTTTCGGCTTGTATTCGTCGAATATTTCATCAATCCATTTCAGGATATTCTCCAAAGGAATTTGGTCTTTAAGAAGTCTGTTGATTGACTGCGAATCCATAGGCGATAAAAACAAGCTGCCTTTCCGCTGCAGAAATTTGTTTTCGATTTGTTGGAATGCTGAGAGGTTCTCTTCCTCTTCTTCTCTTCTTAAATTCTTTAATTCTTGTTTTTGTTCCGCGATCGTTCCGTGATCGTTCTGCGGTCGTTTCGTTAAAGGTT